CGACCGAGGGCTACATCAAGCAGCGCGAGGTGCCCGTTTCGACTATCCGCCTCGCCCTTCCCGCTGTAAAATCCGCCTGAAATTTTTCTAATATTTTGTGGCTGACTAGCCGCAGAGCCGCGCCAGAGCCTGCTCGTTTCTTGAGCATTTCCTTAGAAAGCTGGTTTGCAACTCCTTGAGCGTAAAGCGTTAAATCATCTGAACGTTGCTGCATGGGGTGCAGGTGGTCGGAGGTTCAAATCCTCTCGCCCCGACCAGAATAGAACCCGCGTCGGCATTAGCTGACGCGGGTTTTTTCTTGTGCTCGTTTTTTATGCAGGGGCGGACGGATATTAGAAACTTTCTAATATTTTTCTCTAGCTGGCGCATCGCGCGCCCGGCGTGATACTGTACATTCATACAGTGTTTTGAATGGGCGGAAGGAGCAGACGATGACGGCGATGTGGTGCCCTGTCTGCGCGCGGCGGCTCGCGCGCGATGAGTTTCAGCCGGCGGTCGGTGACGTGCCGGATCGATGGATGTGCGGCGACTGCGATTGCATCGTCAACGAATACGACGACGAGTACGAGCACCCGGACTGGATTGCGGCCGTAGAAGATCAGGCACCGGCATGCGATGGGTAAGAACGGAAGCGTTCTCCTTGGCGAGTTCGCCGAGCGCGCGAGCCACATCGACATCGCGTGCTCTCGGTGCGACCGCAAAGGCCGGTATCGAGTCGCCAAGCTAGTTGCGCGACTCGGCGAGGAATTCCCGATGACGGATCTTGGCGCCGAGCTGGCGGATTGTCCTCGGCGGAGCGCCACCGCTCATCACGAGCGGTGCGATGTGTATTTCCCCAAGCTTGCACAGATCATGGCTTAAGACTGCCAGTGACCTGCTCCGCCGAGACGCACGCCGGCCCACATCAGCCACGACCGCCACTTCGGCACGCCAGTCAGCAGCGACGCCTCCTTCAATACGGCATCGGCAACGTCGCGCGTCACCGGATGCTCGGTATATAACCAGTCATGCACGACCGACGCGAGCGTGCTCGTATCGCCGCACAGCCAGTAGACGAGCGGAGCGCGCGGGACAGACGCATAGTCCGTGATGAAGCCAGCCGGCACGGTGAAGGTCTGGTCGGCGATGTCCGACTGATAGACGAGCGGCGCGGTCAAGCGCCACTTCCCATCATCCAACACGCTGGCGTTCTCGACTCGAAGCTCGGTCAGGAATGCGCTCATTGCGCGCTCGCGATCGCCGTTGCAATTGCGACCTGCGCCGCGGTGATTGCGATCTCGGCGGCTGTCTTCTGTGCCTGGTCGAGCGGCGACAGATCGATGATCCGAATGAGCGACGGAATCGCCTGATTCGCGAGCGCTTGAACGTCGGCAACCGAGAACGTGACCGGCGCGCCGTCCGCCGCGTTGCTCGCGAATGCGCATACCTTTGAAGTCGCCGCCGACGCCTGCGAGAGCTGCGCGATCGCATCGGCCGACAGTTGTGACTGCATCGCAAGCATCGAGCTCATGAACGGCTGCACGACGGCGCACTGCTTCACGACCTGCTTCTGCAGATTCGCGAGGGCGTCGGATGCCGGAACGGTGGTGACCGTCGAGCATGCGGAGAGAAAGAGCGCGACGAGGCCTGCCGCGAGCAGCATGATGGTGCGTTTCATGGTGATTTCCTTCGATGAGATACCGCTCGCGCGGCGGGACTTACTGTTGCGTCGGGGCCGCCGACTCGCTGGCCGATGCTCGTGCGAGCAGATAGTTGTAGAGCGCGTGCGCGCCGGCCGCGACCAGGCCAGCGAGCAAATACGACACGGTTTCAGGAACCGGTCGCGGAAAGCCGCCCAGTGCCCATTCGACCGCGGGAACGAGCGACGCGGCGCTGACCGTCAGGCCGCCCGTGACAATGCTCGACGAGGATGTACTCATGCGTTCACTCCATCAGGAATCGGCCAGCGGCCGGTGAGAGATTTTGTCGTTCCAGCGCGCGGCGTCAGCGACGACGTCGACGTTGAAACTCTTGAAGTTGCCCAGGTGCCCGGTGAAGAGGTGGCAGTTGACGCCGCCCTTGTTCGCCTCACAGAGAGTCACGAGATTGTTCGGGTCGAGCTCTAGATCCGGATGCAGATGGAAAGGCCGTATGTGATGCACTTCGAGCTTTTCCGTTCCTCCGCACACTGCGCACGTGGGGTTCAGCGTGAGGTGGTGCTTTCGGATCGTGGGCCAGTGCGACGACCGCTTCGCCGCGACCGGATGCTTGCCCTTCGCAGCATCGACGAGGTGTTTGAAGATGGGCATGTCGTAAACGAAAAAAGCCGCCCGAAGGCGGCTGGTTAGTGGCGTCGCGCCGATCAGCGCGCTATAACTTGCACCGGTAGCGTCCGCGAGTCGGTGCGCCCCATGCTTGTCGTAAAAGTGAAGCGGACGTTGTATGTCACGCCTGCCGTACCGCCGGATAGCCATGCGACAAGCAGGCTCGACGCGACGCCTTGACTGTTCGCGGCGATCGACGACGAGTTGACCGTGACGCCGGTGTCCGCCGTTACTTGCAGGCCGGTGACAATCTCTCCAGAGACAAGCCACGGTTGTTGGTTGATGCCGGCGGCCGGCGCAAGGTCGAGCGCGTAATCCAACACGGCGCTCGGGTCCTTGTACTGCGTTGGAATCGCTTGCGGTTTCATGTATGGCCCAAAGGGTTATGCGGTGACACATGCCGTGCGAACATCGAGCGGCAAGACGACAGTCCGCTCGTCATCCCCGACATCGAGTTTTCGAAGCTCCGCCCCGATGGCGGCAAATCGCCTTTCACCTGCAATTCCGACGGACCGGATGTCCGAATAGATCGGCACCGTGACGGGATCGACCAGTTCGCGCGCGACGAACGCGGCCGCCGCACAAATGTTAGGCTGCTGCGTTGCCGCCGCTGCGGCGACGATCCCTTCAAGCTGAATCGCTGTCGTGCTCGCACTGGCATTCGCGGACTGAATCGCACTTCCAGACGTCGACACCAACACTGATGCCGACGTCGACACGAGCGAAGTACTGCCCGACGTCGCGGCCGATACCATCGCGCCCACCGCCGCGGTGGCGACCGCCGCGTTCTGTTGCTGCGCGGCCGCGACAACGAAGGCCGCGATGTTGCCAATGGAAGCAGTCGTTGCGCTCGCGTTCGGCGCTTGAGTGCCGCTCGCCGAGGAAGAAACCGCGATCGCCGCGCTGGCTAACGCCGACTGCATTGACTGCGCGATCACCGCCGTCGAGCTGACCGACACCGCCGCCGCGCCAGCGGCCGCATTCGCCGCCTGCGTGACCGCACCCACGGTTGAGACGTCCACCGCGATCGCGCTCGCGGTAGCATTCCGGGTTTGCGTTGCCAGGCCGGCCGCCGCCACCGCGACCGTAGATCCGGCCGCCGAAACGTTGTCCGCCTGCACTGATGCTGACGATGCAGATAGAGCAACGCTCGCGAGTGCCGCGCCGACGTTTTGCTGCTGATTGACGGCGCCCGAGACAGACAGCGAGATACCCGCGGAAGATGCGCCGGCGTTCGCGCGCTGCGTGCCGGCACCCGTCGACGAGACCGTGACGGCTGCGCTGCTCGCTCCCGCGTTCAGTTGCTGTGTACCAGCCGCGCTCGACGAAAGAAGAATCGCCGCCGAGGATGCCGCGACCTGCATCTGCTGCGTACCGGCGACTGCACCGCCTACCCCGATGCTCGCCGATGCCGCCGCTGCATTCGGCTGCTGAGTTGCCGCTCCGCTCACGCTGACCGACGAGGCGCTCGCGAGATACTTGATCGCGTGAAGCATCACGTTGAACGACGATCCGACAGTCGTCGTGATCAGAGTCTTGATCGTCAGCGTCTGCGAGGCGGAATTTGCCGCCCACGTGATCGTCGTCGAATAGAACTTCTGGTTGCCGCTTCCTGTCGTGCCTGGCGAGACGGTGTAGGCAGTCGCGCTGCCGTCTGAGAGCGTCGCGGTCAGCGTGCACGCACTCGAATACGCCGCCCAATAGATCGTCAGCGTGCGCGACGTGGTGTCGGCAGGCAGAATGATCTGAATGCCTTGGCCAGTCCCCGTCGTATTGTCGGCATAGATGCCACCAGCGAGCGCGGTGGCGGACGCAGTCGGCGTTCCGTCCGTCCAGGTGAACTTCGGGCCGTCCGTGTAACCGGTGAATGTGACGCCTGTACCGACGGTCGTCGGCAGCCCGATGGTCGATCCGCCGCCCGACTTACGATTAACTGAAGTCGCCGACTGCGGGAACTGAATCCAGTCCGTCTGCGCCGGTGACGAGAGGTTGAATGTCTCAGTACCCGCGAGGACTGTATTGGAGCCGGTGAGAGTGCCCATTCAGTCTCCGGGGCTGCTGATCAGTTGCCGTTAGTTAGCGTGAAACTCGAGTCGCTCACCGTCTGACCGGTCGCGATCGACGCCGAGCCGACAAAGTTCATGTCGTAGCCGGAGCCGACGCCGCACGTGCCATCGACGTGAGCCGTGCCGCCCGAGGTCGTGATTCGGAAGAAGGTCGCCGCGGTGCCAGCGCCAGCGCCAGCCGTGCCAGTTCCGCTCGTGATGCCGTTAAGCGTGAGCACGCCCCCCGAGGGTGCAGGAGCGAACGTCGCGGCGCATGTCAGCGTCGCGAGCAGGGTCTGCGACGTGATCGCCGTATCGGGACTGGCGGGTTGCGAACCGGCGTAAATGTTGATGAGCGCGTTTGCCCCGACCGTGGTCGTGATCGCGGCCTGCTGAGCGTTTTTCAACACCGCGCTGTATTTCAGATTCGATGCCATAGCTTTCCTGTTTGATGGTCAAATCGAGGCACTCAGATCCCAAGCGCCTTCTTCGCAGCGCCGTACAGCGCGAGCCGATCGGCCGCGCCATTCGTTCCGCCATTGATGATTCGGGTGATGCGGTCGAACTGCTCGAGATCGGCGTATCCGTTCAGGCCGTGATTGGCCCACCACCAGCCCGCCGAGCTCGCCGCGTTCGCAGGCTGCTCCAGCAACTCGGGATGAGTGATGAGGTCAAGGTCGAGGCCGATGCTCGCGAGTTGGTAATTACGCCGTCCCGTGATTTGCAAGAGGCCGCGGCCCATGAATCGCCTTCCGTCGCCCGGCTGGTTGTTCCCGAGATCAGTGCGCCCCTCGTAGCGCGTCTGCGCAGGCGTTGGCCCCCAGATCTCGCGCACATAGACGAGGCCGCCCGACTCGTGGCCGATCTGTGCAAGGAAAGCAGCGACCCGCCGCGGCGTGTTTATCGCGAAGCGGTCGCACGTTGCCTGCAGATGCGGCAGCCATTGCGCAGCACGAAGCTGCGTCGCGCCGGTGCCGGCGGACACGATCGTCGAGTTCAGTTCCATGTCAGTCCAGATTCGGCCACTTGCCGTGAGCGAGCGCCCAGATAACCCCGCCGACCGTCAGAAACGGCCCGAGATAGATCGCGGCACTGCGAAGGAAGCGCGCCATGCGCGCAAAGAACGTCGCGCTCTGCCCCGCGCGATTGAATATTTCGATGAGTGCCCGCGTGTTGCTTTCGATGCGAAGTGAGCGCTCGTCCGCCGATTTCGTCAGCGCCGTGTTCTCCTCGATGGACTTGTGGACGGCCTCGAAGCGGCGGTCAATCTGCTCTTGGAAGTCCTCGAACCTCTGGTCGATCATCGCGAACCGCTCCTCATTGCTGGGTCGGCGCTCCAGGTGCGCGGGTGGATTCAAAAGTTGGCCCCGTAAAAGAAAAGCCACCCGTAGGTGGCTGGTTACAAACCGTGTTGGCTAATCGTCGGAGATCGGCCGGGTGTTAGACTTCGTTTTTTTCGAAAGAACTGACTGATGATCCGCGACGTCCTCTTCCTGAACGGCTTACGGGCGATAGCCGCTTTTTGGGTCGTCATTGCACATTGCATGATCTGGGGTGGATGGACGGCAACCACGATTCCCGATCCCAAACTGGCCGTCGATCTCTTCATGATGATTTCGGGATTCCTAATGTCCTACAACGCACGCCTGCGCGATACAAAGGAACCGATGAGTCATCCTTCGACCTGGCTGAAGTTCTACATCCGCCGGTACTTTCGAATCGCGCCGGCATACTACCTGTCGCTCGCGCTCGCGGCGCTTTCTGCACCGATCTTCCTCAGCGGTTACAAGCAACTTCAACTGCTCAATCCAGATTTTTGGGGAACCGGTGGCATCTACGATCCCGCAACGATTCGCTACACACTTAGCAACGTAGCGGCGCACATCAGCTTTACGTTCGGCATCCTGCCAAAGTACGTTTTCTCGACAATGCTGCCGGACTGGAGCCTCAGTCTTGAAATGCAGTTCTATCTTGCCTTTCCGTTTCTCTACCTACTGATGCGCAAGGCAGGTCCGGCAATCGGCGGCATAGTCGTGTGTGCTGTCTCGTTTTTGCTTGCCCGAGCTTTTGCACCGAGCTTTCCCGAGCCCGGATTTCTTCCTCTCAAAATTTCGCTTTTCATCGTTGGCATGCTGGTAGCCGAACTGCCGTTCGGCTCCTCGCGTCGCCCGAAGATGGCGATTGGTGCGCTGTCCATCGCACTACCCTTCGCACAGGCATCGCACTATCAAAATTCGATCTGGCTACTGCCTGCGATGTCCGCCTCACTATACGTGCTGACCCTCACCCGTGGTGTCAGTGCAAGAGCGTCGAAGCTGACCGACGCGATCCTAGGTGGCCGCGTCTCCCATGTTCTCTCCGAGGCCTCGTACGGCGTCTATCTCTTCCACGGATTCTTCATTGCGTTTTCCGGTTATTTCCTTTTCGGTAGCGTCGGAGGACTTCAGGTGACGGGGAATGCGCGTACCGTCATCCTATGGGCGATAACGGTACCCGGCTCGCTTATTGTGGCGCTGGCAGTCAGTCGCACGATTGAAAAATTCGGAATCGGTATCGGGCGAGCAATCACTTCATAAAACGAATAGGCCAATTATTGCCCGCTCGGCGGCGGCAGCCCAAGCAACGCCGCCGAAGGAACCGATTGGTAATAGGCGAGATAGCGGGGGTCGCTACTGTCAACGACGCCTTGGTTAGGCCATGCCGTTGCGTCTTGCGGCGCACCAAAAATCGAAACCAGCTTGGTCTTCGACGCGTCAGAAAACTGTACGTAGATGGATGTCATAGCGCCTCGACTCAGAACGTATAGCCGGTGATTGAGCAGGAGAACGTCATAGTTCCGGCACTCGCGGTTGCAATGTAGAAAAGCGTCTGCGGAGTGGCAAGCGGAATATCCGCAAATGGCGCGCCAACCGTCAAAACGGACTGTCCATTCGTGACCTGCGACCCGACTCCAGTCGAAGTGCTCGATACGCCCGACCCAATGATTGCGGACGATGTGGAGCCACAGTTCGTTGATCCGAACACTGTTTTGGCATTGAGCGGGACGGCGCCGGCAATCGAAAAACTCGTGTAACTTGATGTTTGCGACGAAGTGCTGAGCACGTTGGTCGTCGTAATGGAAACCTTCCTGTCTCGCTGAACTCCGACGCCAAGCGTCCCGCCAGAGCCGGCGGGCCAAACGCTGACGAGAGCCGATGCGGTATAGCCAGCAGGCATATTTGCGCCGCCATATACGCTCGGTTGCGCCGCGGCATTGGCATTTGTCGCAAGCAAAGCGCTCGCGCCCGTCGACGGGTTGTAGATCGCATACAGCGCGACAAAGCCGCTCGTAGGTGCGCTACCAGTGTCCATCCCGCCCGCACCGGTCGTCGCAAGGTTGATCGTCTTGCTAAAGCTCGAAAGCGTGTATTTCAAGCCGCCGAGCGCAGAACCAACTATGATTTCGTCGGCCGTCATCGTCGCCGAAGAGGAAGTCGCTGGCACGCTCATCGCCAGATTGCGAGCCGTTCCGACCACCGGAGCGACCCCTGCACCGCCCAGAATCAACTGCTTGACGGCGTCGCGAACCTGCGTGTACGTCGTCTTGCTTGGCGTCAGACCGCCTGCGCTGACGACGTTCACCAACTCCATCATGACCATGTTCATGAAATCGGCATCAAGGATAGTCGCAGCGATGCCACTCGCCGGATTGCCGTTCGTGAAGTAGCCTTGCGTCCCTGCTGCTGCCGGCGTCGGCAACGTGCTCGATGCTGTTGCTTGATCGGTCTGAAACATGCTGATCCTTTAGTGATATGCGAAATTCAGATACGTATGTGCCGGCTTGATTGCCGTCAGTTCGCATTGCAAAACTGCGTTACCCCAACTCGCGAGCGCCTGGCCAACGTACGACTGCCCGGTAGCGAAGTACGCCACCGTGTTGAGCACAGAATTGATCTGCCACGTGAAGGCCCAGTCCTGTGTGCCGAGCTGGCAACCCATCCGCTGCTGTCCGATCCGGAACGGCGTGAACTCGGTCACCGTCACCGTGTATCCGAGCGTCTTTGCATACGCGATGAAATACGAGACCGACTGGCCACCGCTGTTCGTCAGCCGTGCGACAACCTGCTGCTGCCGGCCCTGCAACGTTGGGGAACTGCCTGCGCACGGGTCCGGGAGATTCAGCGCCGCTTCCCATTCGGGGAGCATCTCGACGGCCGACGCGGGGAACGCATCAACAAGCAACTGATTGTTCGCTTGCGTATGCCTCGCCCATGTCGGTCCGAAGCCAGCAATGACTTGAGCCTGCACTGCAGCGGGGTCGCGCGGCCAAACAAGGCCGCGAGGCATCAGCGCGTGTATCGCCGACGCAAAGTCGGATGCCTGATAGTTCGGTGCGGCCATTTACGGGTTCCACGTGATCGTGCCGAGCACTGGCAGTTGCCCCGTCGTGCCCTGAATGTTCGCTGTCGGGGATGTGATAACGAAGCCTGACGTTCCGGATATGGCGGCGATCGCCGACTCGATGTACGAAAGAGCGACGGTGCCGTTTTGACCCGCTGTCGAGCTAATCGGCGACCCATACATGACGAACACGCCGGTGATTGCCGACTGAATCAGGGCCTTCGTGGCAGCGCTAAAGCTTCCTGTGCCACTGATCGTGAAATTGACGATCAACTTGCTTGGGGCACACACATAGACGAGTGCCGTCGCAGGACGAAGCGGATAGATGTAGTTCGCGATCGTCAGTTGGTCTCCGGTCGCGGCAACACCACGGCTTTCCGCTGCGGCCACGCCGTTACTCCCTACCGGGAATCCGCCGTTGGCAGACTCTGCGTTATCCAGCATCGCGTACACAACGACGGTTCCAACACCAAAGCCGTTCGGATTGCACCAGGCGCGTGTGACGCCGCTGACTTGATCGGCCCACGAGACGTAATCTGTCACCGCCCCGCCCTGCGGCGGATTCTGATAGGCGAACAGCATCCGCGAGCGCAGGCTCTCGTCCAGCTCGATGTCGGCGCCGCCGGTGAATGCAGTCGACACAGAGCCGGTCGACGAGATGCCAGCGATCGACGTACTGAGCGTCATCACGGTGCCGGCGGCGCAATTGCCAAACGCGCCAGTTAGGCCTGCCGGATCAGCGTTCGCAACCGCATTGACTGTCACGGTTCCACCAACCACGGTACCGAGCGATGTAGTCGTATATCCGACCCCGTCGCCGCGCGCTATCGGGGTTCCAATCGGGATCTGGTAACCGTTCGTGCCCGGGAAGGTGATCTGACCAGGCGTCGCGGAGCCAGCTTGCGTGGCAGCCTCGCGATAGACTTTCTTCAGCGCAGCCCACGCCTCTAGAAACTCATCGGTCGCAGTGAACGGGTTCGACTGCAGCGCGACCCAATCCGTATAGCCGTATTGCTCGTTCGCCAATCCTGCGAGTGCTCTGCCGAGCACGTTCAGGCTTGAGAATCTCAGAAGCGGATCCGAGCCCACAGAACTCGCCTGGAGATCTGCGGCTACTCCTGCGCGCAACTGAGTAAGTGTCGGGCGTGCATACGGCATATCAATTAATCCCCGTCCAGGCCCAAGCGTATTGGCCCTTCGAAAGTATGGTTCCCGTCGGCGAATATGCCGTTATCGATGCGCCTAGCGTGCCTCTGCGCACCCACTGGGCGTTGATGTCAAAGCGCGCAACGACGCCGTCGTCGACCATCCATTGCAACGCCTCGGCCAGATAGTCGTATGCGCGCTGAAGCGTTTCGCCGGTCTGTTTCGCCCGTCGAAGCAACCACATCCGAGACCCTATGGGTACGTCATCATCGGCCCACCACCCCCGCGGATCGTCGCCGTCCGGTATGACGTCATCCGGATCAGCCAGACGATCTGAAAAGATGCTGATCAAGATTGCCGTCTGGATGTCATCGCCGGTTTGGAGATAGCCGCCCTGCTGAAATATATTAAGCGTGTAGCTTCCAGTCCACGAAAGGACCGCACCGGGAAGCGCTGCCGCAGCGAGAGTCAGCGCCCCGCTCGATGACAGCGTGTAATCTGTGACCGTGACGGCTGCCGTGGTCGTTAGGACGTACGATGAAGGAGCCGGTGCCGAAACGCTGTTTATCTCAACCTGAGCGCCCCATACGTAGATGCCACTGACGCCGTCGCCCGTATATGTCGCGGACGATCCGTTGGTCGCTGTATACACGGACGGACCAAGCGCCACGCTCGATGCAACTGCTGTTACGGTCGTCGAGATTCTCCACCACCCATTCGGGTAAGCGGTGACAGATACCCGACTTGCATCAGCAACGTTGAATGCACCGGTTGACAGGTTGACGTACAAAGCTTGCGGGTTGACCTGATTTGCAAAGTTCCCGAGTTGCACACAAGTCCATGTGCGCTCCGCAGCCTTCACGAACACAGAGTAAGTAACAACAGCATTTGCTGGAACTGTGACAGACTCGAGAATGCTGTGCGTGTTTGTCGCCGTCGTATCTTCTACAAGCTTATCTGCCGTCAGCGTTCCGTCCGGTGCCGTAGTCGCGTTGGTAGTGATCGTCGCGCGCGTCTTGGTCCACGAGGCGTTGTCGAACGTCTGCGATTGCAGCACCGAGTTCGTGCGCGGCGTCGCATACAGCAATTGATTCCCTTGCCAGTCGTTGCGATATATCTGCGCCACTGCATTGCTGATTGCGCTCTGAGAATAGACAAGCGCGAACTGCGTCGCGATTCCGTCCCCGACACCAAACTGCTGCGGCGAAGAAATCATAATCGGCGTCTGCGCGACCGTCGGCGGGTTCAGGACCCAATCTCCGCGGCCGTTCGCCGTATCCCATGCGATCGTGATGTCTGCCATTGCGCTCGGGCAAAAGAAAACCCGCCGAAGCGGGTCCTATCGTTGAGCGCTTGCGCGCTATTCGGCCTGGTTCGGCCCGTTCGATGTGACAGTGCTACTGCCCGCCTGAACGCCCGGCACGGGGTGTGTATGCGTGTTGTAGATGGAGCGCATCTGCGCCATCGTGTGGCTGTTGCTGCCCGCGTTGTCGATGATGTCGCCCGTACATTCGAGCATCGGCGTCACCATGCGCACCTTCGTAGCGGCATTGATGGTGACGATCGTCGCGTCGTTGACCGTTACAGCCTGCCCCCTCGCTTCGACGACAATGCCGCCGCTCGCCGTCAGGTAGACGTACTTGCCGTCCTGGCTGTAAAGCATCGTTTCGCCGGACTGCAGCCCCGTCGGGCGCGACGCTTGATGATTCGTGCCGAGCACAGCGCCAGCCGACCGATCACCGTCGACGTGAACAGCGATTACGTCAGAGTCGATGGGCGGATTGGACGTGAAGCCGAATTCGGGAACCCGAAACCGACTATCAGGCGTCTCCATGCCGCTCATCAGCACCTGCATTTTCTGCACCGTGCCCGAGTCATCGACGAACTTCACGCGCCCGCGCCCGACGAGCGCTTGGATTCTGCGCTTGACGTCTTCAATCATGAGTTGACACCGCTTACGGTTGTGAAGTCGGGTGCGATCGGATACAACGTGACTGGCTCCGGATAGAAAGCCTGCGGCGGCATGATGACAAGGTCTGCGCGCGTGCCCTGCTCGTTTCGCAGATAGGTGACATCGGCAATAAGCCAGGTCTTTGGCGTGAGCTTGAGACCTGGCAGATCGATGTCGACGAGCGTGTTCGGCTCGTACAGGGTTCCCGACGAATCGCGCCAACTGTCTGTCGCCAAACGGACCTGCATTGAACGCCCCATCCGCGCCCCAAGTTCCCAGTTCGCGCGCTGCTCCGCGATGGTCGAACCTCCCGCGACGTTCTCCGACACGATCGCGCGATAGCGCAGCCGCGGCACCCCCGGATCGGTTACGTGCGCGATCAGATTTCCGCCGTTTCCGATGTCCTGGAGCGTGTCGAGCCCTTGATACACCGCGTCATAGTCGGAGAAGCGCCCGTCCATGCCGTACATCGCGCCAGCGGAGGCCACGTTGATGCCTTCTTTGAAGCCACTCGCGGCCTTGCGTGTGCCGATTCCGGTCGATCCGTCCGAACCAGCACCACCGTTCGCGAGCAGCAAGCTTCCGTCTGGCTGATCGTAGAGCAGCAGCGCTCGGTATCGGCAAATTCGCTCGAGGACGCCGTAAATCGGCTCGCCGACCATGATGTTAAGCTGCGGAATCGGGTCACCGATCACCGTGCCCGCGGCGACGTTGACGTCGATCCCGTACACAGAGCAAAGACGTTTCGCGATCTGATCGACGGTCAGATTCAGCAGCTGGCCGCCCGTCCATTTCGCCGAGCAGTCGACCAGATCCTGGCATTTGCTCCGGCCAGTGACGCGGATCGTGTGCTCGCGGGCCGTGTAACTGGGCAGATACCGATCGACGAACCCAGTCAGCACGACGTCTTGTCCGAGAAGCACCTGCACAAAATCGCCCGGCTGCACGATCACCTGCGAAACGCCCGGATATGGCTCAGTGAACGAGACCTCGAAGTCGGACGGGCATCGTTCGATTCCGCGCGACACCCGCACGGATGTCCACCCTGAAATCTGCCGCCCGTTCGACGTAGTGAATGTCGGCTCGCCAATACCCGCGGACGCGTTCCGAGTGCACGTTGAGACGCGCAGCGTGATGTCATCAGCCATCAGTTTGAGACCGCTTGAAATTGCTTAGGGCAGAAGGCCGGATGAATCGGATCGATCTGTTGCACCAACTGATCAGCACGCGCCGCGTCGCGATAGATGCGATTCGCAAGCACCAATGCGGGGAGCGGCGCGTTGAACTTGAATGTCGCGACTGGAGCGAGATTCGCCCCGCGCGACTGCAAATCCGCGGCGACCGCCTGCCGCAGCTCTCGCAATGCCACAAACGAGGCATCGTCACCAGAATCTCCGGCAATGTCGATCTCGTTGTCGATCAGGCTGACCGCCGCCGCCATCGTCGTGTAGGCGTCCTGTTGCGACGACGGCCGATATGTCGTCAGCGACGTGGCGAGTTGCGCGAGCGCGTACCGGCGGAAAAGCGCACCGAGTGCCGTTTGCATCGTCAGCATCGAACTACCGATTGGCCCCGGCGGCGTCACTGCGCTCGGCGTGTACTGCGCCATGCTGCTCACTAAGCGCACGGCGTCTGCCGGGCCCACTGCGGACGCGGCGACGGCTGCAACATACGCCTGCGTCGCAGATCCGAGCGTCGCGGAATCTGACGGGTTCGCTGCCGCCGATTGGAGCGTGGCGCCCGCACTGAAAACCGCTGCGCGCGACGCAGCCGCCGAAGCGAGAAGATCCGCTGCCGTCGTGCTTTGCGGCGCCTGGCTGTTGCTGCCGGACACACCGCTGTTGCCGCTACCGAACAGGCGGCCGAAGTTTCCGGCGAGTGTCGATACCGCGCTCATGAAGCGCTTGACGTCGTTCACTGCGGCGACGCCGATTTGATACCAGCCCACTGCGGTTGATACTGCCTGCTGCACGACGGCCGCGCCCGCAGCAAGCGTTGACGCGACACCCTTGGCGAAATCGGCCAGCGCGGCGAGTCCAGTTTTGCTTGCGGCCGCTGCGCTCGCGGAAGCGGTCGACGTGGTCGTCGTTGGGAAAAGCTGAGAACCCGAAACGATGAGGTTGAGCCTGATCTCGAACACCGCCCCGAGATCTCGCCGTTCAATCACCTCGACGCCGAGGCAAACGACGTTACGGACGCGCCCGATCGTGGGGTGGACAAGCGTCCATCCGCCCTCCCACTCGCATACTTCGAGCAAAGCGTCGCGCTGCGAAATCACGCTGCCGCCGCCCGTCTTCACATCGTTCTCGATCAGATACCCGACGATCTCGAATTGCCGCGATCGCTTGCCGAGATCTTCGACCCAGACGTCATCGCGGAAGGGGTAGTCGTGAACGGCCGTCTTCCGACCGGTCACAAGCCGATTCGACTCAACGGCGAACGGCACGTCGCCGAAGCTCGCCTGCTTCAGGTTGTCGAAGAAGTTGCCGTTGATCAGCTCATTGAGATTGTTGATCGACTGGGCAACCCCGCCGATGCTCCCGGCAACGTTGAGAAGTTTCGTGCTAGCCAAGGCTGCTCCTAGATGCCGTCGAGACGGTAATTCACTCGGGTCGGCAGATAGCTGCCATCTTGCGTTTTTGCTTCAGGACGCACACCCGCAGGCACGTTGTCGAAGGTGATGTGCAACTTCGTCGCTTGCTGCTGCATTTCCGCGAGACGCGAGGCATGCATGGCATCCTGTCCCGCCGGCGGAGGCGGAAGCGATAGACCGCCGCCCTGCTTTCCGGACAGCGCCGCCGCGACGCCAGCGTTGATTTGGTCCGATGAGTACGGCTGCTGACCGTTCTCCGCGCGGATCTGCGCAGCGAGCAGCGACGCGACGACCGACTGGTTGTTCAGATCGGGCACCTGATCTGCGCTCAACCCCGTCCCCTTCGACAGCAGGCCAACGTAATTCGCCATCTGCTGGGGCGTGTTGCCGGTGCGAGCACCGCCTGTCCACTTGTCTGCGATCGCCGCAAGCGAAAGCCCACGGTAGCCACGCCGAAGATTCTCGGCGGCCGCTCGAATGCCCGCCTCCGGCGTCTCGTACACTCGCTCGTTCTTGTCGCGATCGAGGATGTTCAGCGGATTGTTGCTGCGGATCCCGAGCGGAACCTTGCCGCCACCTGCAGACGTATCGCCCGCGCCCCCGTACGTCGCAGACGGATTGCCTCCTGATGCAAGCGAGTCTGCGATGTCGGAGTCTGACTTCCCCGACATGTGCGCGGTCAGCGCCCGCAGGAAATCACCGGCCGGGAGATGCGTCGACGCGGCGAGCCAGTCGCCGTTCCGAACGTCGTCGATACCCTGCTTGTTGTCGACATCGGGAAGCCCTGCGAGCTTTGCCACCTTCAGCGCTCCCCATGCCGCCACACCCGCAAGCCCGAGCGAGCCGAGCGCGGTAACCGCTGCAGGAATCGTCATCGTCGTGAGCTTCACGAGCGACGTGATCAGGTTGAGCACGCCGGCTATGGGGCCTGCAAAGGTGATCGCCGCAACTGCGATTGCGACGCCCTTGATTCCACCGATGTTGTCCCACAGCACCTTCGCCTTCGACGAAACCGCGTCCCAGTCGATCTTCGACAGCCAGGTGACGAACTTCTGCACCGCGGTGGCGACCTTGTCTGCAATGTCAGCCCGATTCTTGTCAAGCCAGTCAGACATCTTCTTCACGACCGGATCCAGCACCGGGATAAGCGCGGATCCGATGCCATTTCCGAGGCCTTCGACGGAGCCTTGGAGGTCGGTGATGTGCTCCTTGAACGCCTTCGCCTTAGCGATTTCGTCTGCGCTCGGCACGAGCCCTTGGCGGTATGCGCGCGCCTTGTCGGCATCCCACGTTCCCTGCTGGATCATGGGAAGCATCGAGCCCATGCCGAACGTGTCGGCGGCCTCGCGCTGCGCTTGAACAGACTTTTGGCCCTGAATCGCCTTCATCAGGCGCATCTGGGTCGAGTAATAGTCGACCGTGCCGTCCTTGTTCTTCGCGATCTGCACGCCCATCTTCTGCAGCAGCAGCATCGCGTGCGGGTCCGCGCCGTTTGCGGCAGCGCGGATCGCCATCTGAGACGAACTCATGCTCGAGTCGAACTCTTCTGCCGATACACCTGCACGCTTTGCGGCGACATGCCAGGATGCGAGGTCCTGAGCGTTCATACCCAGCAACTTCGACGTCTTGTTCAGCGTGAAGCCGAACGAGCCAAACCGCACTGCTAGAGCCGAAAGTCCCGCGAGCGATGCAGCACTGCCGATGGCAGCAAGGCCGGGCACGATCTCAACGATTTTGTCGACCACCTTTCCGGCCGCCGCCGCGGCATTGCGGAAACCCTTTTCCAGCTTTCCGAGATTCGCGGAGCCGAGATCACCGAATTTCCCGATACGCTTCTGCGCTTTGTCGATTGGATCGGTCACCTTGCCGAGCGCCGCCTTGATCTTGTTGACGGTCGCGGTCGCAGCGTCGTCGGCACGGATGCGAATGACAAATTCTTGCGACACGCTCAGTCCTTTTTGATCATGCGCGCAGCGTGATATGCGTAGTTACGCACCTCGCTCCACGTCAATTTTTTGGTTTCGCTCGGCTGCCAGCGCCAGAAACGCTCGGTTACGCGGACGATATGCTCCCAATCTATTGGGAGCCCGCCGCGTTTCCCTCGGGGTCGTCCTCGTCCGGAGGACTGATGAACTCGGTCAGATAGTCCTGCGCCTTGTAGAAGTCGCGCACGCCGATCTTCGAGAGCACCGGGAGCGGGATGCCCGACACCGACGAAATCAGCGACTTCATCGCGTCGAGCGCGCCTTCCTTGTTGGCTTTCTTGATGAAAGTGCTGAGCTGCTCGAGGTTCGGCTCATGCAGAATGATTTCGGTGTAGACGGTGTCATCACCGCCGCCACCGAGCGTGATCGAGTTCTTCAGTTCGATGGTGAGGCTATCCGGCACCTCTTTCCGCTTTTTCTTCTCGTCTGCCATATCAGCTCACCGAGACCGTCTGTTCGGAAACTTGCGGACCTTCGAACTTGACGTCGAACTTCGCGTCTTCCGTGTCCACTTCCTGTGCGTCGGTCGCGCCCATGTTGCGGCCTGTGACGATCTTGCCGTTTGCGAGCTCGAGCACGACGGTCGCATTGCGCATCGAGTTGAAGTCCGCCACCGTCAGATCACCAGCGTCGCGGAGCGACATCGAGATGAAACCCGGAATCGGAGTTTCCTTCCAGCCGTGGAACCCGTCTTGGCCCATCATCGCTTCCCGCTTGACCTTCGATACGCTGTACTTGGCGCTGCCTTCGAGCTGATACGTCGCGCCGTCCACAGTCACCTGTGCGGTACCGGCAATCAGATTGCTGGCCATTGTCGGCCCTCCTGAAAACGAAAAAGCCGCCCGAAGGCGGCTCTACTGCTATGGGATGGCTGCGTTACTGCAACCGGAACTGGACGAGCGTCGCGAACGTGCGCATCTGGTTCACCGGCGTTCCGGGCCACAGGATGTCGAGCCGGTTCGGATTCACGGTGTTCTTCTGAACGACCAGCGTCGAAGCGAACGTGTCAGCGTTCTGCGTGAAGCCATCATCGGTCCGCTCCTGATAAAGAGCGATAACGTCGGCCTTGATGGTGTTCGGCGTCACGAGGTTCGACCCCGCCGGCGGCTTTGACCCGTTATCCGCGAGCTTGCATCGCGCATACTTCGACGTCAGCATCGCCTGCAACGTGCGGATCTCAAGCACGAGCTGGAACATCGTCTCGACTTCCAGATAGCTGTTGTCAGCCACGCCCTGGGCGTTTGTCTGATAGGTCGTGATGATGTTCTCGGTCTGCACCGTGCCGTCTTGCGTCACGGTGAAGGTCGAGATGCCGTCATACAACAACGTCTGGCGCTGGCTCGGCAGGAACTGGTTTGCGACCGGCGGCGGCAACACACCCTGCAACGGCAGGTATTGCAGAGGAACGCCCGGATCTGCGCGCACGCTCACTGCTGCCTGCGCACAAAGCGCCGCGGCCCACAGCCAGCTCGGCGTCGGGCTGCCGTAGAAGCCCATCACCGTTTCGTGTTGATTGTTCCGCGCCAGACCCAGCGTCGTCTGCGACGCGAACGTGCCGGCATACGCACCGAACGCATGACCGTACAGTTGCTGGTTGTAGCTCCAGCGGCCCGTCTGGTCGTTCAGCAGTTGCTTGACTGCATCGAGCGACGTCGTGTCCGTGTAGGGATTCACGATGAAGTCGAACGTCATATTGCCGAGATTGCCCAGCGCCGTCGTCAGCGTCGGGTTCGTCGCACCGCCCGACATCGCCGTGATGGTGTACGTGAGCCCGACCGGCGTCGCTTCGCCGTTGGCCGTGCCGCCGTAGTTGAACTGGATGTTGATCTCGTTGCCGCAGAGACCCTTGTTGTCGGCAGTCAGCGTAACGGTGCTCGTCGACACTGACGCGGTCACCGGCATCGCCGCAATCGCGTTGATCGCGGCAGCGACGGCCGTCGCGATAGTCGCCGTGGTCTGCGCGGCGGTCACCGGAACCGTGACGACCTGGCCCGCGATATAGAGCGAGATCGTTCCGTTTGCCGTCGGCGCTGCCGTGAACGCGATCGAGCCGGTTGCAGCAGTAGCGCCCGCCGCGTCAGCAAGCGGCAGATACCAGACTTCGCCGAAGGAGTCGTTGAGGCGGTACGTGCTGACCATGTTCGCCAGCATCGAGTTGGCGCCGCCCTGAAGATTTGCATCGCCAGTGCCGCCCGAGATGACAGGGACGTTCGGCGAAGCAATCCCAGTGGACGTAATCTGGCCGATGATCAGCGCGCGCTGGTTTGCTTGCGCCGTGTTCGCCTGCGAGTTGTCGAGCTCGAAGTATGCGCCCGGCAGTCGCAGATTTGCGGGAACGACTTTAAACGGTACCGTGCTCATGCCTTGTCACCTTCCTTTGCGGAAGACGACTTCGCCGAGACCAGCACGACGTCGCCGTCATTGAGAATCTTGTTCCAGATGATGCTGTCGTCGGCAACGTCGATGCCATCGTCCGGCAGCAATTGCTTCGTCTCCGGGTCTCGTACCTTCAGGCCCGGTGCAGGTTTGATGCGCATGCGGCGCTCCTACGAAATTGGGTTGGGAAATTCGATCGAGAACTTCGGCTCGACGGTTCCAGGTGGCTCGACCACAGTCACATCCATGCCGGTGAGCGGAGTTCCATCGATCGGATGGAAGGAGTCAGGCCCTTGCGTGAACTCGATCTCGATGCGCATCTGCAACTCAGCCATCGGCATTTCGCCTTCGGAACTGGTTGTGATCTCGGATTCGACCGACTCGAACTGTTCGATGACCTGCCCACCGTTCTCGTCCACCCAGATCGACGTGTTGTTGATCAACGCGACTTCGATCTGGTATTTCAGCTGCTCCGCTAGGGCCAGCGCTTCCGCAGATCCGGCATCACCGATCTGCGCCACCGCGCGCGTACGCGCGATGATCTCGACCGTAGTCGTCACCGAGAACAGCGGTGCGTTCTTGCCGAGAGATCGCTTACGCTCGCGCGGCGCGCGCACGAGAATGCAAGGGAACGACGTCGGGCTGGTCGGCCAGTCGAATGGCGAAAACACCGATGCGCCCGCATTGGTCGATCCGGTGAGAGCCTGAATCACCAGGCTTCTGATGTCCGCTGATGTCGTCATGGACCCACCTTGCTGAGCATCAGCTTTGCCCCGCCGCGACTGTCGGTTCGCACCTCACGCACGAGATACGTCGCGCCGGTGCTGACGACGGTAAGCGAGTCGTTTTGAGCTGGCATTGCAGAGAACTGCGAAAGCTGCACGCCGAGCACAGCGGATACCGTGGTGACGCCCGAGGTTGCATCCTCAAACATCACCTCTTTCAGATACGCGTCATCGAAGACGCCGCTGAGCTGGAATGCCGCACTGCCTCGCGGCGTATAGGTCACCGGCTCGCCAAACACACCCATAAGCGGGCCGATTACTATGGCATTCCAGTCGATGGGCATTACGTACCTGCGCGGCCGCTTGCGAGGACTTCCGGACGGGTGCAGATGTGGAGCGGGTAGCTCGACACTTCCATCTTCCACCACTCGTTGCGATCACGATCCATGATCGGAACGACGTAAACCGGCTTGCCCGGCGTGTTGACCCACTGGAACGACTCGCCCGGGGCCAGCGCGCGGCGGAAGATACCGGGCGCGCCGACCGGGAAGAACTTCACCTTGTCGTCCGCAATCTTGATGGTCGAGTTGTCATCCGAGCCGCGGTAGTTGATCCAGCGGATGCCGCCGAACTCGAATGCCTGGAATGCGCCGCCCGCGTTGCCGCCGCGAATTTCCGTTGCATCACTCCAGTTCACGAACGTGCGGATCACGTCCGGATGGTTCACGAACGCGTCGTAGAACGCGTCGCCGCAAAGGGCGAACACCTTCGTCGAAGGCGTGAACGCGCCCTGCGCCTTGCGCGCCATCGTTCGGATGATCGCGTTGCAGAGCGGGCGCAGCGAGTTTGCCGTACCGGCCGAGAGGTTGAAGGCGACTTCCGTTGCCGGGGTGATGCCGAACTCTTGCGACCAGTCGTACTTCACGGTGCCGTCAGCATCGGTGAAGAGACCCTGTACCGCCGCGAGACGCTGGAACTCCCACGTGTACTCGATGTTCTTCAGCAGACCAGTCGGACCTGCGAGGCGACGTGCGACTTCGTCTTGCACCTGCATCAGCTCGGACTCGGTGCCGAAAGCGCGGATGTTCTGCAACTCGTTCGCGTAGATCGTGTCCGAGTGACGCAGACGCGGCACTTCGAAGTAACGCGCTTGGCGCTTTTCGGTCGTACGCTGCGTGCCTTCTTCGCCGCGCTCGCTCAGCGGGATCACCACGAGCTGGCCTTGGCGCTGCTCGACCACGAGAGCGGTCGTGCGGATGGGATCGTCGTCGAAGATACCGAGTTCGCCGAGCGTCTGCGGCTGATACGGGTACTTGTCTACCGCTGCGGTCAGCGAGACGGTCGAGAACGGATCCTGATTGAAGATGTCAAGCGATGCCATTGAACGGCTCCTTCAAATGAAAAAGCCGCCCGAAGGCGGCCTGTCTATTCGTGTTGTGGGGTATCAGCGGGCGATGATCTTCAGCGCGAGCAGCGAGGCGAGCGCGGCGGTCTTCGCGGGCGAGTCCATCGACGCATCCCACACGAGTTCCGACGTGTTCACTTCGACGTCGCGCACGACCAGCGCACCCGGGGTATCGTTCAGCGTCGCATCGACGAGGCCGAAGGAGATGCCCGCTGCGATTTGCGAACCGTCCGTTGCCGTTTTCGTGCACGGCACCCACTTGCCCGATCCAGCAGCCACGGTGACCGTGAAGCTGTCGCCCGGTGCGAACGCCGTGCCGCCGGCCGTGATCGTGAACCCCAAGCCGCCGGCACTGAACGCCGATCCCGCGGTGCCGTGGCCTACTTCCTTGCCGTTCGGGTCAGCCACAACGAATTGCGTCGCCGAGTCGAACTCGACCGTGTAAGCGCCTGCGATTGCCGCGCCGACCGTGATCGTGCCGAATGTGCCGTTGCCGGTGTTGGTGCCGAGCGCCGCAGCGACCGCGGTCGTGCCGACGGTCTGCTTGCCCATCACCGTGCCGGGATAGACCTTGACCGCGCCCGTGAAGGTGCCGCGATCGATGTGACGGTGGCCGCGCGGCTGCGAGACCAGAAAGCCGCCCGCGTGCCATTGCTCGATCAGGGGCGAGCGAGAAACGTAGCTCATGAGAGCTCCTTAGATGAGGATGTGAAAGGCGCGCTTACGAGCGCTTGCCAGATGCCTTGTTGAAGGCGCGGTCCCAGCCAGCCGATGCCTCACGCTGCGGGTTGCGTTGCACTTCTCCGCCTGCGCCGAGTTGCGGGTTGCGAGCGGAACGCTCCGGGCGATCGGCATTCGCCGAGTTGCCCGGCGTTGCCTTCAGGACGGCGATTGCTTCTTGGCTGCTCATCGACGTGTTGAACGCGAGGCTCGCAGCGAGCGCGACGTTGCGGCCGGCTGCCTTGTGACCCATGATCGCCGCGCAGCGCGCACGCTCGCTGAGACGTGCACGGGCGACGGCGCCCTTGCCGCGCGCTTGCTCGTTCTCTTCGTCTTCGGCGCGCTCGTCGTCTTCGTCGTCGGCTGCCTTCTTGCCTTTCTTGCCCTTGCCCGAATCGTCTTCTTCGAGCTCGTCGTCTTCAGCATCTTCGTCGTCACGCTCGTCTTCAGCGCGCTTGCCCTTCTTGCCCTTCGAGCCGTTGCTGTCACCGTCGTCGCGGTCTTGCTCTTCCTGCTCGTCGTCTTCGGCGCGCTCGTCTTCGTCGTCGCGCTGATCGTCTTCTGCACGCGCCGCGCGCGAGTTGATGCCGGCGAGATGGGCGAACGAGAGCCCGCGCGCCGCAAGGGTGCGAATACTCATAAATTGTCCTTTCGGGGTGGGGAATGTCAGCCCAGCTCTTTGAGCAGGGATCGAAACGCCTCGTCCGGCGCCATCACGGCGTCAGCGAAGCCGATCTCGACGCCGTCGGCACCGAGAAACGTAGTTGCTTGCGTGCCGCGCACAGCGGCCGCAGAGAGCTTGCGATTGCGCGCGACAGTCTTCACGAACAGTTCGCCCATCGCATCGACGTCGGACTGATAGCGCGCAAGCGCTTCATCCGACAGCGGGTTGTACGGATTGCCATCCGCCTTGCGCGCGCCGTAGTGGATCATCGTCACTGCGATCCCGTCCTTGGCAAGCGCCTTGGAGAAATCGACGTGTGCGCAGATCACACCGACCGACCCAGTTCCGCCAGTGCGCGGCACCGTGATCTTGTCGGCCGCGCTGGCGATCGCGTAGGCCGCCGAATAGGCGCTCTCCGAGAGCACCGCCCAGATTGGCTTCTTGCCGCGAGCGTTGTAGATGGCATCGACCAGGTCGAAGCATCCTGCGACTTCTCCGCCGCCACTGTCGATGTCGAGCATGATCGCGCGCACCGCCGAGTCCTCGAGGGCCATGCTCAAGTTTGCGCGGATGCCGTCGTAACCGGTCATGCCGCACGTCGGCCGCATATAGCCCGACTTCTGAACCAGCGTGCCGCTGATCGGGATGATCGCGACGCCGGCCACGACGTCGTAGTAGCGATACGGCTCATCTTCGCCGTCTTCGGCAAAGCCGCCGAGATCGCTCATCGCGACCCCTTCGCCCGTCGGACGGAACAGCTTCGTGATGCCAAGCCGATCCGCCAACGCGGCCATCACCATCTCTGCCTTTGCAGGCGTGATGGCGAGCGGCGTGTTGAACAGCCGCTGCGCCAAGAACGGGAGGTTTTTCATTGCGGTTGCGGCTCTTCTTGAGGGGTGGATGCCTCGGCAGCCGACTCGGTGCCAGCCCAACTCGGCGGTTTCATGCCGAGCCGTTCGAAGGCCTTCAGTTCGATCGAGCGCTGCGCGAGCACTTCCTCCCAGTCGAGGCCCTGCTCTGCGCACTCGCGCTTGAGCGTAGACAGACCGGCGTCCATGCCGAGCACTGCGCCCTGCTTTTCCTTGACCGGATCGACCCATCCGCGCGCAACGCCGAGCCAATCGCACCGCGAATAGGCGGTGGCAGCCTCGATGAAGTCGGGCGCGCCTTTTGGCAGCACGTCGTCGAGGTCGCCGCGTTCGATGACTTCCTGCAGCCAGGTTGCGTAGAGCGGGGTTGCCGTGCCGATTTTGTACTCGGCGCTGCGCCGACTCAGCGTCTTCCAGCTTTCCAAGAGCGCCGCGCGCGCGCTGGAGTAGTTCGTCTTGCTCCAGTCCTGCGTGATTTGCTCTGCGGAAACACCGAGCGCCGCCGCGATCGAGCGCAACATCTCGTGCGCGAAGTCTTCGAATCCGCTATGCGGGTGAGCCGCTGCCACCTGTCGGATTTCTTCGCCCGGTGCCAGCGTCGGGACGCGGACACCGTTGAGCATCGCCGGCCGCTCTTTCGCCCAGTCTGCTCTGAGATCCTGATAGAAGCCCAGTTCGCCGCCGTCGCTATCCATCGCGGCTTCGGTCATCGCGGGGTCATACGGGCTCGTCACATACGTGCCGAAGATCGTTGCCACCGTAGCAGCTTGCAGCTCGACTCCGTAGTACCGCGCCAGCATCTTCGCGTGCGCGAGAACTGGCGTGAATACGCCGATGCCGCGGTTCTGACCGGCGCGGTCGTGCTCGAAGTCGTGAATGACGCGGCGCCAGCCGTCGTCGTCCTCGCGCACGACGCGCTCCCACTCCATCGACTCGACGGCGTTATACCAGTCGTTCTGATGCGCCTTCCGGATGTGATACGCAATCGGCACGCCGTTGTCGTCAATCTCGACTCCACCGCGCAGATACTTCTGGTCGACCATCTGAAACGGGTTCGACAGCCGATCCGGATCGACAACCATGAACGCCGTTGCGTATTGCGCCGCGCCGCGGCCGACGCGCTCAGGCATCCAGTAGTTCACGAACAGCGATTCGCCATCGATCAGCTTGTGACGCATCGCAAGCCGCAGTTGCTGAGAAACCGTCAGTTGGCGCGAGACGTCATTGAACCGCCCGAGATCCTCGGAGAACCCGCGCCACAACGACTCGATGGCCTGGCGAATCTCGTCGGCCCAGACTGCGTCGAACTTCTTGCTGAAGCGCGACAGCGAGCGCCAGTCGGGATTTGCCGACAGTCGAAGATGCGCTCCGACGGTGTTGTCAAGGATGCGGGTAATACCGCCATGCGCCCAGCCATCGTTTCGAACCAGATCCCGCTGACGCGCGACCATGCGATCGCGGTGCTGGTTGATTTCCGAATCCGGCGAGCGAATGTAAGGAAACCACTGACCCATCTCCTGAGTCTGGATGTTCGCTGCCTCATACGGAAAGAGGCTCGAATACGGCGGCTGCGTGACGCCCGGCCCGCCCCATCCAGAATCAGCGCGCGCACGACCGCCGCCCAGCTCGCCAAACGGCTTGCCGGAAGAATCGACGATGAGTGACATTAGAAGAGAGCCCTTCGCGCGCGCGGGTAGTGTTGAATGATGCCGAGTGCTTTCTGCAGCATCAGGATGCTGCGGTAGACAAGTGCCGTATCGGTGGCTGTGTACGTCACCGACTTCGTGCCGTCGCCCTGCGCATAGGAGGCGCTCACGATCTTCGCGCCGGCTGACAGGTCGAAGTACGCCGCTTGAAGCGCGGCGAGTCTCGACTGCATGTCTGCCGTGCTCATTCCATCCGTGATTGCCATTGCTGTCCTATGCGAGACGGTTCGTCAGCTTCTTCCTGACAGGTTGAACTTCGGTCGTTGGCGCCATCGGTACTGACGGCGCAACGACTGGCGCATCCGCTTGAGTCGGTGCCCACTCTTGCTGCACGGCGTCGTATTCGAGCGGCATCGCAACGAGATCCGCCCGCTTGTTCAGCTTCAGCCCAAGGTGCGTGAGGCCGCAAAGCGCCGCGTATGCGTACACTCGGCAGTCCAGCGCCTCGTTCGCGCGGCCCGAAGGCAATTCCCACACCCGGAACTTCTGGCCGCTCGTCACCTTCACGACGGATCGCTCCGACGTGAGCTGCTCGAAGTAGCCGATGTCCCGATCGCTCGGAAAGTGCATGAAGCCCGGACCCGATTCCTCGACGTGGAGTCGATTGCGGATCGTGTCCTTCGCCGTGTTCACGCCGATGATCACCGGCCGGAATGACGCTTTCGTCCGCCGCGACGGCTTCTTCACCGGCCACACGGGATTGCGTCGGCCATTCACGGCCGACTCGCCCTTGATCGCCCAGATCTTTCGACCGAGACGCGCCTTCGAGAAGTCGTAGACCTTCTGCGTGTGGTGACCACCCGAGTCGATACAGACCGCCATCGCTTCGAACGGTCTCCCGTCGGCGCGGCGCCAGACCTGGTCGAGAAACGCGTCGAGCCGATCCCACGGCTCGGGCGTTTCCATGTCGCCTTCGATGACCTCGTAGTCGATCGACCAGCTTTCCTCGTTGCGGCCCCAGCCCACCACTTCGATTTCGAAGCGATAGTCCTGAACGTCGACGCCGACGGTCACGACAGCGACGCCATCCGGCACCTGCGCGGCCCACTTCTCGCCGCGCGCAAGCAACGCCTCAACGCGCAGCGTCTTTCCGGAGTTCGGCCGGTAGGGAAGCCCCTGCTGCGTGTTCCACCAAGTCTGCTTCTTGTCTTCGTCGCCTTCGGCCGCGAGCCACTTCGCAGCGATGTCGGACGGTTTGTCCTTTTGCCAAGGGCTGAAGAGCTTGCCGGCCTGGAAGCCGGCATGTTCGTTCTCGACGCCCCACTTTCCGCAGTCAGGGCACTTCGCCCGGTAGACGGCATGACGATCACTCGTCGACCATTCCCAGATCGCATCGATCGCCGCAGCGCCATCTTGATCGCGCCACGCGCGGTCGTAGTCGTCAAGCGGCACGTGCCGGCCGCCGCAGCATTCGAACGTTCTGGTCTGGTGCCAGCGCGTCGTCTGCAGCGCGCGCAAGCGCTCGCCCTCGGTCCAACCAGCGCCGCACGACTCGCAGTAGATGCGCGCCGTCTTCGGGAAGTGCTGAAGCACCGTCCCGTTGTCGTCTTTCGACTTGTCCCACTGGACGTGCTTGAAGAATTCGAGGAACTGCCGATGCGAGCAATGCGGACACTCGACCGACGCGCGCCGCTGGTCGGATTCCTTGTAGCTGGCCTCAATGCGGCTTTCGTCTTCGACCGTGGGCGAGCACGCGCGCACCGACAGCCAGTTGACGCCGAACGTCGCGGTCCGCTCTTCGGCCAACGCGATCGGCTCGCCTTCGCGGGTCACCGGGTACTTGTCGACCTCGTCGGCGAGAATCACGCGCACCGGGCGCCGCGCGAGGTTGTCAGGACTACCCGCACCGGCCAGCGCCAGAAAGCCGCCAGGGAACGCCTTGAACAGCAGCGTCTCATCGGCGTTACGCGTCTTGCTCGTGCCAACGATCTCGCGCAGCACGGGCGTCACGCGGATCAGCGGACTGATCCGCTCCTTACTGAACTGCTCGGCAGCGTCCTCTTTCGGTTGCAGCAGCAGGATCGGGCAAGGATCAAGATGCGCGAAGTATCCGAAGACGTTCTCAAGCAGTGCGGTCTTCAGCAGCTGCGTGCTCACCATCGTGGTGACGACATGCACGCCGGGCTCGGTTACCGCGAGCATCGGTCCGCGCGCGATCTCGACCGTCGAGGTTTCCCAGTTGCCCGAGGTGCTGCCGGCTTCCTTCGCAAGCTTCCGGAAGGTGTCCGCCCATGCCGGCACGCTGATGCGCGGCGGCGGCGTCCATGCGCGGCGCACAGACGCGCGGAGCTTGTCAGCCTTCTCGTTCCGAGAAATTGGCTTCCGGCTCGCCGAGTTGGGCAATATGCTTGTGGACATGCGCGGTTAGGGTCTCGACAACTCGGTCGGCCTCGACGCCCAGATCGGCTG